AAAAAATTCGAGTCGGACACATTAGACAGTTAGTTCTTCAATTACGTCAGCCGAGGCTGGTTGTTTCTGGGGTACAATAGTTTCCGTCTCTTTTTTCGCACCAGAATCTTCGGATTGCGGCTTGTCCTCTAAAGCATCACTCTTAAGAAACTCTTTATCATATAAAGAGAAATCTTCTTCATTTGAAATCCTACCCAAAAACCATAGAGTTATCAAATAGGTTAGTCTTCTTAGAACATATAAAATCATTTTGTTTTTGACAGCGTCTTCTTCTAACTCATCATAGTAGTCAAGCTGTTCATCATGAGATTCTCCCTTTAAAAGCTCAATAGCAGAATCTCCACTCAGTTCTTTTGATAACTTCGCAACCCACCACATAATAGTTTTATTTCGGGCTTTTGCTTCGGCTGTATTTTCAAATATAGAAATCTGAGAAGACTCAAATGCCTGCAAGTCATTTTTTATATTATTTAGCTCTTCTGTTAGAAGATTAATCTTTGAATCTAGTGCCTCTCCATTTTCTTTATTATCTTTTTTTATCAAACATTTTTGTAATTCAAATCCCTTATCTCTCATAGCAATCAACAGATTGCCATAAAGCTCTCTATCTTGTTCACTAATAGATCCGCCACCATTTGATAAAATAGTACTCCAAGCCGCTTTTGGCAAAATGCCAGCTTTCACAAATTTAGAAGTTTGTGCTGCAAAAAATACCTCTCCTTCTTCTCTTAACCTACGGCTAGGGCGAATAATCCCGAAAGTTTTTTTCTCCCCTTTAATTTCAATTTCAAATTTATATAACCATTTTTGCATAATACTATTATTAGTGTTTTATTATTTTAAAATCCAAACATTCTAGTTGTTCTTGGATGTTCCTTGAACAATCGTTTCCATAATCTAAAATTCTTTTTCTAATTTTAACGAAAGTTTCTTCAGAAATAACCCCATCATTTTTTAAATCTTCAATCGAGTATAAATATGAAGTATAAAGTTTTTTTACTTCTTTCTGAATATATCCAGAAATAAAAGAATTTAAATCCAGTTCCATAAATAAATTGTCCTTGCCTGAAATTTATTTACACTTAAATAAAAAAATAGCCACGCTCTGGCGTGGCTATTTTCTGTTATATATTAATTAGTTTTAGATGGTGACGGTGAAGTCGCTTGGCGCATAACTGCCTGAAATAAATATACCTCTGCTGTTATCTTGTGGCCCACCAATTTGAACCTCGAATGTAGCACTTAGACTTGCGTTGTCTCCAATTGAAGAAGTAAAGCTTTGAGAAACAAGTTTGGCACCCTTAACTGAGTAAATTAAAGCCGCTGGCTTAGTAGCTCCACAACCAGGCTGTGCCATGGAAATGGTGAAATCATGGTTAGGATTACTGCACAATAGATCGGCTAGATTGCCAGATCTTAAATCACCAACGTTAGCATTAATTTCTAAACTTGCCGTAACAGGAAAGTCAATCTCTCTAGAGAAAGCGAATCTATTGCCTAGTTTTTGTAGGGGTGTTCTTGCTAACTCGAAAGAAATCGTAAAATCTTGAACCTTCAAGTCGTCCGTAGAAAATCCGATAATACCTGTATTTGTTGGGAAAGTTAATGTGATATCACCAGGCTGCAATGCATTTGGAATTGAGGAACCTGTTAGAGAGGCTGCGCGAGGTAATGTAAATCTACCACTGGTTAACATGGTTCCATCTACAGCGTTAACAGCCGGAGAAGATTGTCCAGTAACTACAGAGCTATAAACTCGAATATTAAGAGCCTCCAAATCAACAGTCGCGGTTGGTATGTCTCCAATTGCGGCTGTAGCACTATATGAGGTCATAAATGCATTACCAACACCGATAACACCGCTTGTGGCATTAGTATAACCAGCTGCATCATTGCCTTCATCAGCAATTAACAGATAATAATTTTTTTCATCACTAACCTTTGTTAACAAACCTGATAAACAGGAAGTCTCTCCAGATTGTCCGGAGCCTAAAACTGATAAGCCAAGCGCTTTTTCATTGTAACCATTTGTCAAATAATAAGATAGGCTAGCATTGACTGTTGGCGCTTCAGTTTCGATACGGTCTATAGCAGCCAAGTTGCCAAATTGGTTAATATCAGTAAAATTTCTGCTAAAATCTTCATCGAAAGACTGCACTCTAGCAAGCTGTTTAATTGTATTAGTTCCTGTTTGTGTCACCGTTGGAGCGACATTGCTTGCATAAAGAGCAAGGACTTGATAAATAGTTCTATTTGCCATAAGTTTATTTACATTTTTTTTATTTAAAAGACACCGTTATTTTCTGAAATATTTTTTTAAACACGAGGGTACCTCACACTTGAAACTTCAAAATCTACAATTGCAGCTGTACATTTTTTATTTATTTTCGCATTAGATACCTCATCTAGCTTCGAAACAATAACATTATCTATATATACATAATCAGACAACGGAGCCGCAGCACAAAGGTTCTTGTAGTTAAAAGGACTGGATTTAAAATCACCCAAATGATTGAATGGCAATTGTACACTTTGCAAAATAGGAAAATTTTTTCTAGAACAGTCGTTGAGCAAAGAAATTATTGCATCTAGTTGGAAACTGTTTTGAGACAACGCGATGCATCTTATATCTGTATTAGTTTTATCCTGACCCCCAAATGCAAAGGGCCTATTTTCAGTAAATGTATTTTTAATAAAAATACACGGGTATGGTAAATCATTATATTTTATGCCATCCGTGGTTCCCCGAACAGCAGACATCAACGGCTGAGACTTTTCGAATAATAAAGTCTCCTCCTTTTCGTCTGTATAATACAAATTTATTTCTTTTACAAAAGTATTTATAGTAGGGTTGTTTAAAACAATATTTTGATTTTCAAAAATAACCCGCCCATTCATGTAATCTATACATAACCCGCTGCTTGATTTTGGTATGAAAACTCCATTGTTATTTATTCCACTAGAAACATGAGTCCCGCTAACGCTTGAATCATAAATAAATTGTTTGAAAGGTGATGCGTAAACAGAGGATGTTGAACCATACTTTGGATCTTCGCTACTGTATAAAGATCCAGTATAAGCCTTAAACGCACGCCCTTTTTCTAATAAAGTATGATCTAACCATAGAAAAAAACTAGAAGTTAAGCTATTTAAATATCCGGGTTTCATTTTTTTTGTATTCTATTTATAAAATCTAAATACATAGATCTAAAATATTTCACGGGTCGAAACGAGGCACTAGAATAAGCCTTATCTGTTTGAATACCCGCTCCAGACCTCGAACGTCTAAACTCTCCAAATAAATAGCTGCCCAATCCGGATATTCTTTTCTCTATATCTAAAAGCCAACTACGACCTGGTTCCCAAGGCATCCTAGTAATATTTGAAAATTCATCGAGATCTGGAATTCTAACTGTAGCCACAAAAGAGTTTTTTGACGCCAAGACTTTTCTAAGCAAATAAATTTTATTTTTTATTAAATCTTTTACTGCAAGAGTTGGATTTGTTGATGATTCCGGAAAGCCTATAAAACTAAATAAATTTCCCCTTCCACCCAATGTATTGGAAATATTTGATGCGCGCGGACCAACTGAAATCTCTTGGGTTACTGGATGGTTTTCAAACTTAGACAAAAAGACGCTTTTGTCCTTTTCAATTTTTTCAGTTACCACTTCCAATACTCGTTTTTTAGAGGCAGTTGCATTCATAACCTTGTGTTTGATTTGCGGAAAATTTATAGAAGCTTTCATTAGTTAACCTCTTTAAAATAAATAGTGTAATAATCAATTTCAAACAATCCATGAGGTCTTTCTGAATTTATTTTTTGTACATTTTTGCCATCGATTTCTATTTGCTCCACTGAATTAAATACATGCATAGAGTCTGATCGAACTTTTACACGACATGTATTTTCAGAGATTTCTTCTCTAAAATTTGGGTTCATGAAGGCTTTTGACGGATCACCCCAAAGTATTCTTCCATTAAAAACTCCGCTTTCTACAATTGTATTGTATGAAATAGATTCTTGATCATCATATAGGAAATTATATTCCGTGTCAGTAGATAGCACGACGCGTTTTGGGGTTTTCCAGAAACGAATTTCCCGAGAAAAGGTATCATGAATATCATTGAACACCGATCCATAGGTAGTTTTTTCTGCAGTTGTTAATAAACTGGGCATATATATATTAATAAATATAACTAATTCGATTATAATCTCTTATGTAGTAATTTTGAGTTCCGTCTGTATCGTCACCAGCAACCTGAGCGGGCTGGGAGCTATATTTCAAATACATTTTAACAGCTTGATCTAATTCTTTTTTAGCGTCCCCTACGAGACCCCTGAAATTTTTCGATAACTCATTTTTGTTTACTCTAGTAATTGACGAGTCACCCTCTCTCAATGAAATCCAGTCTTGAGCACCAAAGGCAGCGCTTTGAGCAGTAGTTCTAGTTAAATTTTTATAATATTCGTACTCAAATAATATTTTATAAATAGCAAACTGCTCAGATGTAACTGATGGCATTAAATCATAACCGTAGGAATATTCAACATTTACTGTCACTCCAGATCCTGGAAATGGCCACGTAGAGATAGGAGTCCAAACAGCATTATTTGGTGGAAATGGAGTATCTCCTTCCGTGCTATAAGGTGTTATGCCTAAATATTTATTTCGAATTCTCCATTTTCTTGGCTCATCAATATAAAAACTATCTCCCATCCAAACAATTTCATTACATTCAATCTCGCCAGGTAAAATTACCACACATGCTCCAGTATATACAGGTCTTCCATTAATAAGCCTATTTGGATCAAGTCTATAAATTCCATTTGAACCAGTCAAAAGAGGAAACAGCGTGTTATTTGGAATCCCCGCTACAGTGATCATTTCTACAGAAGAAATACTTTTTTCTGCGTAAATGCAGGTGCCAATTAAGTTATTTAACTTACCAATGTTAGAGGCGTCTAAAAACCAACCTGACAATCTAGATTCATTATAATCTAATGGACTACCTAAATCTAGGTATACGCCACTAATAAATTGAGAAAAAGAATAGTTATCACTCACTTAATAACTTACACAAAAACTAAGCACCCTCTCTTAATATCTTTTGAGCCTTTGAGCTTAACGATTGTTCTTGTCGAACCTGCTGTTGTGTAGCACTGGCAGAATAAATGGAGGCCCATTTTCTAAATTCTGCAACTAATCTTTCGCATAGCATTTTACGATCAGGAACAGGAACAAGTCCAACCTTATAGGCATGTGCATGCAAATCAGTGTTATTCATTTCTGCCAATTGATTTGTGTATTCTTCTAAAGAAGAAGTAGAATAGGTTGATATATTTTCTCCCAAGATTTGGTTTAAAGAAAATGGAGTATTAAGTGGCTGAGTGCTTTCAGATCTACCATGTATTTCAATCATTGACTTTTTTATTTTTTTTGCCATATAATATATTATATATATCTTATTTTTATAAATCAAAAAAAACGGGAGCCATAAAGGCTCCCGTTAATTTTAAGGTTTGTTAATTTTAAAATTAAACAATTAAACCGACGGCGGCACGAGCATCAACGGCTACGCGACCTTCTTCAACGAATCCATAGAAGCCAACTTTTTCGCTTCTAGCAAGGAACTGATCGTCAGGAAGAACCTTAACTTGACCACCGCTTAGAGCTTGTGTAGCAACTGGGCGCAAGAAAGCATTTCTGCTGGCATCAATACCAATGATAAGTTCGTTATTAGCGGAGCTAAATGCGGTACCACCACTTCCACCAAATGTGTCGAAGTTAGTAGTTCCAGCAAAAGCTGCAAATAAGTCATTATATTTGCGAGAAGTTCCGAGTTCTAACAATTCATGAATTGTAACACCGAAAATTTCGCTAGTTCCTGCGCTACGATAAATATCTTCACGCACGCTATCAGGAAGAGCAACAGAGGTCGCCCCACTTGTAGTAACAGAACCAGAGCGAGTATTCATGGGCTGATAAGAGAACGCACGAATCTGGGCCTTGACTTCGGGACTAACAAAGATGTCTGTTAATCCACGACTCTGTAAACCAACAGGAGTTCCACCTGTGTATGCAGTATTGAGTCTGCGAACAAGAGTCCACAGATTATTCATGTCGTCCAACTGGAAAACATCGTTAGCTCTTGTGCGGAAAACGTGACGGTTGCTGTTAGTGCTGGCTTCGGCAAGAAGCTTTAAAACAACAGCCCAAGCATTACGTTCTTGCTTAACAAGAATTTCATTCGCCATTCTCTCGAGTCCAGCAGCAACAACGTCAAGACGTGCTCTGCGAACATATCGCTTATCCATAGAGATAGCGCTATCAAGTCTATAAGTGCTAACCTTCATTTCCTGCATTCCCTGCACGAAATTAGTAGGAAGACCACCTCCAACGGTTTGACTCCAAACACTGATATGTCCCTCATTTAGACCATAATAAAGATCAAGAGGGATGGAAGGCGTATCATCTTCATCAAACTCTACGTCTCTATAGATCATTGAAGAAGTTCCAGCTTGCGATAGAACTTGTTGAACAACCTGGCTTATAAAGGCAGCAAAGGCTTCTTGTGCCTCTAATGCAACACTTTTATTATCAGAAGCAAGAGCCTTAATAAGCTCGATTTGTTCTGGGTTTTTATCAAATTGAATTTTCATATATTTTTCTTTCTAATTTTAAAGTTCGATTTTTAGTAAAGCAAATCCTTCGGAATCTTTTGGACCCAAGAATTTTCCAACTGTAGCAGCAGAGTAAGCAACGACTTTTAATTCGCCATTACCAATATCTGCAACTGCAGCACCGCTACCAAAAGCGGGGTTTCCCTGCGTAACTTGAGCTAAAACAACGCCCTTTGTAAGAACAGGACAAGCCTGACCACTTACAATAACATCCATTTCAGCCGCCTTGCGGGGGTTAAATTTTAATTGTTCGCCATTTTCATCAAAACGTCTAACATCTTTTAATGTTAAACCAACGATGCTGGCTTTTGTAGCTCCAGAAGGAGCAGGAGACACGGTCCAAGGAACATTGAATTGCGCTGACACAGCGTTTCCAATATTCGAAAGATTGTCAACCCCTAAATTGTTTTTTAAATCGATACCACCATTGTTTGCAACAACAACAGAACCTTTATCCAAAGTTTGAGCGTTGACTGCAAAAAGATTGATGACATCGTGTTCGTCGTAATCTCTGAACGGTTTTAAGTTTGCCATAATTTTTCTTTCTAAATTTATTTTATTTTAATACTACTTTTGTTAAAGGCGGCATTTATTTTCTCAAATAAAGACACCTCTTGTGAATTCGAAGCGTTAGGAAGAACTTCTTCTTTATGCTCAGCATTCAAAACTATTTCTTCTACTGTTTTTTCTCCACTCTGGGCTACGCATGAATTACAAGCCTTGGCCTCTTCTTGCTTTGGCGATTCATTCACGACCTCTAATGCAGCTTTCTTCTTACCAGAGGCAAGGGTAGAAAATTTATTATACCATTTATTGAATTGTTCTTCATCAGAGATAGTTCTCAAATCTTCTGCAACAATTTCTCTATCGGCATCGCTTAAGTTAAACTCTTCGTCTAACAATGACATGCGCTTTTGAAAATTAGCTTCGATTTCTTCTGCTTTTATTTTCTCAACTATAGAATCAAGTTCTGATTGAATTTTAGAACTTTGTTCCTTAACGAGAGCAAGCTCATTTTCAAGTTCTGAAACTCTACTATTGGCTTGAGTCGCCTCAGCTTCTTTTTCAGAAATTTTGGTTTCCCATTCTTTAGAAAGCTGAGAAATGCGGTCTTTAATAAAATCGCGAACCGCGCTTGCTTCTATGCTTTTTAATGAATCATCATTAATATCGTCAAGGTTTTCTATCTTCATAATTTTTTTTACATTTTTATTTACTTCTAGGACACTTTTTTTATTCATTTTAATTTCAGAAGAATCGATTTCTTCGTCATTTGTGTTAGTTTCAGTTTCTTCTTGTTCCTTTTGTATATAAGCTTCGGCTTTGTCTTTTGAATCAAAACACTCTTCAATTTCGCCATCTTCAAACACGGCAAATCCAGAACAACCTTCTACATTTTCTTTAATTTCGTAACTAGAAGCATTTGATTGTAAATTTATATTTTTGTTAGATACAGTAACGCCTTTTACTTCTGCAGCGGGCGTATTAGTAAATCCAATTCCTAAAGGCAATACAGTCCCTTTTAAATTTAAAAATAGAGAATTACCGTCTTCATCAGCTCCACTTCCACCAAAAACTCTTAAAGAACTTTTCAACTTTTGTAGCTCTTCTTCGTTATCGATAATCTCGGCTTCAGAAAGATTTTTATTGCCCTTTGCAATGTTAAATTCATTAAAACCTAGTTCCCAACTTGCACTAACAGAGAGATATTTTTTAGAACTAGGATCAGAGCTTTCTAATAGCTCTTCTGCGAATTCTGGATTAACTATTTTCCAAACGTAACCCGATAAAACCACATTGAAAGGTTCATTAGTATTTTTAATATCTTCATAGTTTATAGGTTTGCTGGTTCCAAATTCACTAAATCCGTAGCCAGTACATACACCTACAACCACTTTTCTATTATGCTCAATGTTAAAAGGTTTGTTAATGAAATTTTCGACCATAGACAAAGCCACATCTGTTCCGATGATATGCCCATTTTTATTTCCGCGATTAACAACAAACGCATCAAACGCAACCCCCATCAAATCCTTGTTAACATCTAAATTAATATCTGCCGGTAAATATTTTTTTAAAGCATCAACAGATGCAACGGCAAGATACTTATCTTCTTCGAATGGAACCATTGCTTGAACCACAATATTATCAAATGCTATTGTGTATTTATAATTAGATTCCAGAGATAAATTTTTATTAAGTTTTTGATTCGAAATCATGTTAGCTTTTTCTAAGTAAATATTTACACCTTCTTCTTGAATATTAGCCAAACTTTTTAATTTATTAGACACTATGATTGTTCCTTTATTTTCTTTTAAGAATTCGAAAGCACACAAGTGAATAGGTTTAGATAAAGATATATCTAAACTATATAGATCGAATTTATTATTAATATAACTATCTTCGTATTTTGGCATAAATTATTTAGCGCAGCAAGCAACCATGTCAGCTTCTATATCGCGTCTTTTTAACAAACCGTCCATCCCCTTACCTTCCCACAAGCGTTTCATCGATCTGATTTCTTTCGCAATATTAACATAATCTTCTTTTAAGATTAGTGGTCTTATATTTCGCATTTCTAATCTGCTCGGACCAATCAACGAGGCCCCTCTATTAAACACAATGCTAACCAGAGCTACTTGCGCAGGAATACATAAACCTTCTAAACCAGGCCAAATATCTACTGCCAGCTTCCAAAATTTAGGTAAAGTCCATTCTTGAAATAAGCCAATGGCTTTGATCCAAGATAATTCAATATCTTTTACGGTACTCAATGCAAGTTTAGCTTCACGTCCTCTCAATCTTATCATTTTCTTCAGCCTTATATTATCTGTCTTTACAAACATTTTCGAAAAATAATTTTCGTATTCTTGAAAATTTACGTATCCCAAATCTGCACCAATGCCAATAGTAACGCCAGAGGCCCCACCTGGCCATGTAGGATTTTTAAGGAACTTTTCATAGTACGATTTACCGCCAGATTCAAAAATAATTACCTGCGTCCAATCGTAGCTTAAATATTTGTTCATTTTAATTTTTTATTGCGTGGATTTTTAATTTCTAAAGAATAATCTTCTTCTTTAGGAGAAGCCAAATATTCTTCATTATAAGAGCCGACCTCAACTTGAGAACTGCTTTTGTATTTCCAGTCCACAAGACCCTGTATACCAACCAATGTCCCGGCAATAGCGGCTATCGCAACTATCATGTCTTTGTACATACTTACGAGAGCGCTAACATGAGGATCGGATGGAAATAAAAACAATATAATAACAGAGGCAAAATACATGAAAGCAACAATGAACACGGCAATGAGAGTCATTGCGAATTTTCGAGAAGTCATGTGATTCACGGATTTTAATTTTTGATTTTCTAGGTTAGAAGAATTAACCGGAGCCACGCCTGTTCTCAGAAACCAGGTAGAAGTATCGACAATTTGTTTAATCTTGTCTAACATAACAAAGCTCCAATTATAAATCCCAATAAAAAGCCAATCACAAAAGCATTGCTAGAACGATTTTTCTTTGCCCAGATCTTATATACATTTAAATATGAAACGATAGTAGACATTTTATAAAACCCCTTTCATTCGTAAATAAACTCCAGCCCCAATAGATAGAACAAGGATTGTTATAATAATGTTTCTTTTTATAATTGCCAAATCTTTCTGCAAAAGCTGTTTTTGCATTTTATTAAGATCTTCTACCATTTTGTTTCTCATTAATTCCTCTTGTGATAACTTCGCGTCAACCTCATCCTTAACTTTTTTCAACTTATCAAAATCGTTTTGCAATTGTTTAAAAACTTGTTTATCTTTAAGTAATTGTTGATACTCTTTTGAATTAACAACAATGACTGTGTCATTTTTATATATTTCTGGAACAATTAATATTCGTTGTTTGTTTATTTTCAACTCTTGTTTTGGTGCGGCACTAGTCGCAACAATCGGCACCGTTACTGATTTTTTATCATAAATAGGTTCTATAACAACGCGGTCTTTTAATTTTGGCGGCTTTACTATTCTGGCCGCTTGTTCAGAGTAACTTACCGCTAAATCAATACGAGCTTGTTCCAAAGAATCTTTTGTTGCGTAAACAGTTTTTGACAATTCTTTAGACTCACGCTCTGTATATATTGTACATGATGTTCCAAATATTGCAATTGCGAAAACTAATATTATATATTTATTCATTTTGTGACTCCTCTAAACTATGATAAATTAAAACTCCTGTTTTATAATCGACTCCATGCTTTTCACACAAGTCATTAATTTTAGAGTTAATATCTACAGAAATTTGGTTAGCAAAATCAATATAATACGGTATTTTTTCTATCCAATTTGCAGGCTGCTCATTGGTAGCAATGGTTTCGGCTATAAATGACACTGCCTTTTTTTGATCTTCAGATAATCTTTTTTTATTGAACTTCGCTTTTATGGTTTTATCTACCTTGCTAACCATTTGATCAAACAAAAGCGAATTGGCAGACATTTTGCTTACATTTAAAGATAGTCCGCCATTGGCAACATTCTTAGGGGTATTTACAGATTTTTTAACACCGCTAGATCCAGCAGGTCTACCAGATTCTGCTGCTTGAGTAGACTTATTTAATAGCGGCTGATAAAGACCCTCTTCTTGTAACTTTAAGAATTCCTTTTGCGATATTTTGCTTTCGTCAGGAAGAGGCAGTCTGCCCGTTTCAATTGCCGTGATTCCCTCTTCTGGAGTTAAGACGCCCAACTCTATCAATCTAGAATAAATTCTAGTTAAATTTATATCGCTTTTAAAATCAGCATCTTTAAATCTAGGAGTTGGAATTTTTTTAAAGCCTAGTTCTCTTGAAATTTTTTTAATTTCTGGAATTAAAAAATCATTCAAGAATGTTTCTCGCGCATGTTTAAGCCGCGATAAAAATACTTCAATTTTAGTAGAGGTATTTGCGTATTTCTCTTCTCCAAATAATACGTTGTTAAGACCATATCTGATATCTCGATCTACAACCTCATACTTTTTAGGATCTAAGATATCTCCAATCGCTGGAATTTTAAATTGAATATCTGTAGTATAGTCAGAAACTAAAATTCTACCAACACTTTCATTCTGGAAAATATTTCTTAGCTTGTCTATTTGTTCTTTGGTTGGCATGCCAACTTCGTCATTACCTAATGTAACCAACAATACAGCCTGTTGTATTGTCCGGCTTATTGCCATGTCCATGTTTTTAAGCTCTGCCTTCCAGTTTATGTCTTCGAGCACAGGGAACCCCATTGGAATACTAAAAGGCTCGTAGTCCTGTTTTTTATAGAATACAGGTACGAATTTTTCGGTATCAAGCTCAAATAAAATCGCCTCGCCCTTCAAGTCGATTTTGTTGTCTTTATTTATCTTTTTTAAAGTAGTTATCTTTTTTGACAACTGTTGATCTTGTTCAGTTTGCGGGTTCATAAGAACCTTCATTTCAAAATCATTTAAAATTTTAACATATCTTGGTGATATGAAAGACGCCGCCCCAATTGCTTCAATGTCGGCTGGATTTAATATTATATAACGGATCGGAACATTTTTTGATGAAGCTTGTATCGATGGTAGCTCTGAGAGAATTCTCATATCTTGCTTTGTAAATTCTGCTTCAAGCTTATATAAAAATACGTTACCGCTCCGAAAGAATTCTCTGAAAAACATGTCTTGAAGCTTCCATAAATTTATGCGCTCTCCCCATGCAGAAAAAAACTTCAAAGACTGCTCGTTGCCACCTGTAAAATATAAAGGAGAACAACTAAATTCTGTCATTAAATCAATAGTATTTCTAAAAATAGAAAAGTTATAATATGCCTTTTGACATAAAATGATAGCATCCTTTATACTAATATTTGAGTTATATTTTCCACCGCCACTCCCTCCATATAAAAACGGAATAATACCGCCTTCTATGTTGCCATATTTATCTGTTCTTGATATTGTACTAGCCCTGTTTCTTCTTTTAGAAAAAGATTCTTCCGTCCCACGACAAGAGGCTTTTATTTCAACACTTTCTCCAGATTTTACACTCGCGTCGATAACCTGAGGGTCCGGGAATTTAATATTTTTATTATTGGACATATAGAATATTATTCTTCAATTAAGATAATTACACTAATTTATTTAATATCATATTAATTCTGCTACAAAAATTGTATTTTTTTTAATAAAATTATCTGGAGACATTAAATCAAAATAAGCTTTTACCCCCCAGTTTCCAAGCATTAGTGTAGTATAATTATCTTTTCTCGCACGATTTATGCTTGTAGATTTTCTTAAATGAGATGGCAAATCAAAACTCTGCGTTCCGCGAGATGTTGTGCTAACCTCAACATTGGCGCATTGATCTTTTGTATCTTGGATAATAAAATCCTGTTCTTCTATGAATTCTCTGACGGTAAGTTTTTTTGTTTCATATTCATTGTCGGCCTTATCTCCTATCCCTCGCGGATAAATGTCCTGAATTGGCAAATTTATAGAAAACATATTGTCTAAAATATCTGGGTGACAGCTCGCCCTCGAAGCAAACCATATTTTTTTATGATCGATACATGTTTGTAGATAAGAGTTAGCCCTAGTCAAAAAGGCAGATGTGAAAAACTGTTTAATACATATGTTTCCAAAGTCCCTGTTGTATTTCTGAGAACAATCTTTCACCATTTTCATATAGTCTTCGTTCTCTTTATCAGAATCAAAATCAATAAAATTAATTTTTTTATTTATCCCTTTAAAAAATTCTGAATTATTGACTGCATCAATAAAAGTATCTGCGCCAGCATGGTCAATAACCATTAATGCTATATTGAAATTTCTATATAAATAATAAAAATATTTAATATGATCTTGCAAAGAAGATCCGGCTGCTTGATACCCATGAACTAATACGCCCTGTTTTTTTTCTTCATCTAACTCTATGACGCTCATTGCAAAATAGTCTGCAGATTTAGATGAGGAAAAATTTGGATCTATACTCAATATATATTTTTTATCAACATCTCCAATAATCTTTGTTGTAGGATATTCCCCATCTGGTATTGTACATGCATGCATTTTCTTCGGCGAAAAATAACTATCGCCTCCATCTATAAATCTGGCGCAATATTCTCTCAAAAATGAATGGTGCGAACTGCCACCATTTTTTGCCACCTGGATTGCAGCTTGATCAACCATATGCTGCGGTAATGCCTCATAACTTAATTGAGAAATAAAATACGTACCTGGAAGTTCGCCTTCTTTTGATTCTTGTTGTTCTGGGTTTTCAATAAGATGCGACCATTGCTGGTGAACATTAAACAAATGCTCGAAAGTATAACTAGCAGAGCTTAAAGCTAACATTTGAGATGTGTTTTCGAAAATTTGTTTATTATCTGGATGCAGTAAACCCTTTGCAATCATTTCTTCTTCCAGCTTTCTTATTCTAATACGATCGCCCACATCTCTTGGAGAACTCAAGAATGGAATTAATACATTATCAATAATATCAGCTGGCAATAATAAAAATTCATCTAATATAAGAACGTTAGCGCGAATACCGCGAATTTTTTCTCCAGTCAACGGAATAGCCGTTATACTCCCACCATTAATTTCCCATTCATATTGGTCATTTCTTTTACTTTTTAAACCGAAACATTGTCTCGCTAGAGCCGCAGCTGGAGAACTCAGAAATTTTTCTATTTCATTAAAAACTCGGCGACTAGTTCTAAAATTAATAGAAGCTATTAGAATTTTTGTTCCAGGTTCAAAAATACATTTTAATATGCAATAAATTGCCGCACAAAAACTTTTTGCGCAGCCTCTTCCCCACACTAACATACAATAATTTCTATTAAAAAAAGAATGCAGAGTTAACTCCTGATAGGATTCCAGTGTTAGTCCCAGCATTAATTCTGTAGAAAACCCTAAATTATAACGCAAAAATTTAGCAAGAGAGACCCTCGCCTCATGGTCGCTGAGTTCCCCCTTAATATCAAGAAGATCTTTATTTATGTTCTTGATTTTTTTGTTATTTTTTTGATTACCTGTTATTAATGCCATAATTGAAATAATATTGCAAATCAATATTTTTTACGATATTACCCATTTTCAAAATCTGTAAGCTCCTACTTTCTGCTTCTTTTCTATTGGTGCAAAACACATATTGTATGTTATCGTTATATCTTAATAATTTTCGCAAATTATGAGAAATAAAATGAGGAGAGGCGACGCCAAATCTTTTATACTTTGAGTAAAGAACATTATTTAAAGTTGACTCGCACACAACCACCAGGTAACCACCATCAGCCTTAGCTCGCTCTAATTCTTTTTCGAATCTTTTCATTCCCGAAGAAAATGTCGATATAAAATCACTATAACATTTTCTTTCTATTGAAATCTTGTGGTTATTTTTTGCAGCATAATCACCGTATTCTAATTTGGAATTTTCTAATTTTATATTTTTGAAGTTGAATGGCTTTTGCTCTCGTGTGTCAATAATTATAGAATCTATATCAAAATAATTAACATCATTTTCTGTTATTGAGTAATCATAGGAACATTCTATCTTTGTCAGATCACAAAATTTATTAAAATCCATATTGCACATTTGTTCAATATTTCGAACAGACAGCAAATTATTTATTAGGACTGATTCCACATAACTAGGAGCTTTCGTAGAATTTTTCACGGATAAAAATTGTTTTATTTTCCTACTCATATAGGAGATTTTATCCTGGGCACTCAAACCGCTAAACCAAAGTTTTAAATTTTTTTTATTTGAAAAATCTGTTTGCGTATATTGATCATAGGATTTAAATTCAATTAATGATCCATCTAATAAATCGTACTTGGGATCAAATTTTTTCAAATAATTTTTAATATTTAAATTATGGGATTTTTTTACGTGCGAAACTAAATTTTCAAAGTTATCCAATTCTGCTTCACATGCTTTGCAAATTAAAAATTTATCCATAGCACATTTCATCTATATTCACTCCGCGAATAACAGCCTTTAGCTCATCCATTGATGAAAGCCTCTTGGCCTCTTGCTCTAAATTTTGCTTTTGCGCTTCGGCTAAATTGATAATACTCTTCCTACGCTCTTCATCTTTCCACGCCTGCACCAAGTTAAGAATACTTGCGTTTTCTTCTTTGCGTTCTTGGATTTTTTTAGCTCTATCATCAACCAATGATTTATATAATTTAGCTTGACGATTTCTACACTGGTTATATTCTGTTTGCAGACTACTGATAGCCTCATTCAGGGTCATTTTAATATTTCTGCCCTCTTCTTCCTCGGAAGCTTGTCGCAATAATTGTCTTAAATCTTCAACCTGCTGCAATATTGTTGATGCAGTTACAGCTTCAGTACACAAAGTAATAAATTGATCTAATTCTTCTTGCGTTAGGTCATCTTTATCGTAAGTATATCTTATAAAAGCATCTTCAAATAATTTTCTATCATCTTCTCTTTTGTAAGTGTTTATTTGATAACAAAAGCTAAATGTGTTCAAATATCTTTGCAATGTCTCTACTTGTTTTAATTGTGTTGCCTTTAGTTTAGAAGACTCCCATCCCAAATTAAGATATTTATTTATACGAAATAATGTATGATCCATCCTCCTTGGCGGAATATATTCTGTAATATTTTGCTGATCACTGCTTGGCACATAAACAGTCATGTCAAGATAATCAGGCTCCCCCTTTTTCAATTGCTCTACAAATTTACTAACTTCTCTAGATTCAAGGTTCAAATGTGTCAAGTCTTTATTGTTAAATAAAAGTCTCGCCATGTCCAAATAATGCTGCGACTTAAAATTATTTTTAATAAATTCTTTTTGCTCTTCAGATAGCGAAACACGATCTCTTTGAAATACAGATCTATCTTTATATTCCAAATTGTTTTCTACGATATAGCTTTTAACAAGCCGACCCTTTTTACTTCGGCTGTCAATCGAAGGGTCATTAAAAACTTTTGAAGTTAACGCAGAGAGTGTAATTTCCGAGTCTTTTTTTAATTCAACTCGAATTAGTTCTTTTTGTTCTTCAGTAAGTTCCATTAAACAATCTCCTTAACCAATTCTCTTGCCTTTTTTAATATTTTAGACTTTATTTTGCTTATTTGTCTATAAGCAGGACGCCCATCTTTATAACTTAGTTTATAACCCATATGCTTAGCAACCTCTTGTTCGTCCAAGTTTTTTATAAACATAAATTCATAAACCCTTTTTTCGATATTATTTAAATTCTTTTTCATTAATTCGTGGAATGAAGGAATTATTTCCTCGATATTAACAAACTCCTCTGACGCACTTAAAGTATTTTCTATCGTATAATCTGAATCTTGAAAATTTGGTGTATTTAGACTCACTGGAAATTTTATATCATATGCAGATTTTTTACTTTTTTCCCACTTGGCATAATCTCTGCAAAAATTAGACTGAACAGAATATAGTTCACAGTTATTTTCTCCAGAATTAAATTTACATTTCAAACATGGTCTAGTATAATTAGAATAATTATTCCTTAAAATATTAGTCATCTGGTTATTTATAACCTGATTTAACCATGGGCGTAGCGGTAAACTGTGATCCCATTGTTCCCATTTTTTATAAATATGTAATCTTAATTTTTGAGACACGTCTTCAAAATCCATCCAAGAAATAGCGGTTAAATGCCATCGATGCTTTCTTTTACTAATTTCTGAATCAATAATATCCATACTATCTTCGAACGAGGGTTTTATTGGTATAAACATAAACTATATTATTTGGCCTCTCGGGATACAGAAGATTCTAATCTAAATTCTTCTAATATATCTTCCGCACTGCGATTAATTTTAACTTCAGCAGAATTGCTAGCAAGAATATTTTCTGTACTTTCTTTAATTAAAGGAGACACCTCTTCAGTGGGACTTATAATATCATGCAATTTTTTAGAACTACTTGATTGCAAATCTAATGTAAATTTAGGCTGTATTCTTTTAAAAAAATTCTTTTGAATATTATCTTTAGGGGAGTCGGTTACAGCACAAGAGCTTGCAACAGAATTTACAGCAGATGGAGACTGCGCCGCTAGCAAAATGCCACAAAAACCACAAAATTTAGGAATTTCCATGGAATATAAATTCACTTTACCGCATTTTATACAAAAATACTTCATAAAAATATT